ATTCAAAAGCCTGATGCACCGGCTATTCGAGCAGCGGGCGACGAACTAACGGGACTGGCGGCGAATCAGCAGCAGTAGAACAACCTGATTCGACGATTAAACGATGGGCTCGGAATCTTCGGACCCGGTCAGCGCAAAGGGCAAAACCATGACATTCGATGAATACGACAATCTCCCGCAGTGGGTGGCGACAGTGACACGCGACGGCGAAACCTTCGAGTGGGGCCGCTTCGCACAGTGGAACGAAGAGACGGCACGCGAGCTGGTGGCGAAACTGTTCCCGACAGCGACAGCTATCACCATAAGACCGTGGAAACCAGAACCACCGAAGGGGCAAATGTCGCTGTATCTGGTCGGCGGCGAAGGACAAGTATCGACCGTGCGGCAAAAACTGCGCGCAGCCGTATCGAAAGCAAAGGCCGCATTCTCGCCCTGGACACAGCTACGGCTGAAGCTGTACGTAAAAACCATTTTCAAAGCACGTACCGGGTTCTGGTGGACACGACCAGACGGTCGGCAATTCTATTGCAAGACCGTGCGCAACCTGATCGCTCGCATCATGGATTACGACGGCCATCTTCTGCAATCAACACTCCGAAAGGTCAAAGCATGAATGCATCAGAACGTGCACAAGCAATGCGCCGCGCCATCGTCGCAACGCTGGAAGACCATTGCGCACGAAATGAATTCCCAGTGCACTGGCGAATGAAAGACGGCCGCGCCGAACGAGGCATCGAAACGCGACGCGGTAGCATCGTGTGGCGAAAAATTCCGTTTCTTTCAGCGTATCTATGCCAACTGTACCGCGAGGAAATCGAACTCGAACAGAATGAAATTCCATTCTAAGCACCCGGCTGTCGAACACCCTCCGGTTGACGGATAGCGAAACCATCAGAGCCGAAGGAAGCACCACTCGCGGCCACATTCGGCGGCACATCGCGGGTTTGCGCATGCGACAGCGGCAGACCGTCAGGTCGATCCAGAACAGCACGTGACTGCTCTACCCTCTGACGATTACCGTTCGCATCGAACTCTTGAAAATAGCCGTGATGCGCAATGTCGAGGCATTGGTTGTACGTCACGTCGATAGGCGTTGCCTGCTGCGTGTAGCAGCTGCAGCGACTGCCCATATGCACGCAAGCTGCAGGAACCGGAACCGCGCTCGGCTTGGTCAGTTCGTCATATTTCGGCGCGGTGTACTGCAAGCCCTGAACGCGTGGCGTCTGATTGAAGACGTACTGCCTTGCGTCAGCGACTGGATCAAACACTTTTGCTGCCGTGGCACCAGTGCCGCCGATCTTGCCACCCTGCCCGACCTGCGACGGTGCTTGGTGCTTATCAAGCAGCAAGTGCTTGACCGTATAGACCGCGCCGCCAATGGCAATCGGCACCACCACGATAAGCAATACACGCTTCGGAATCCGGACCTTGCCCGTGTGTAGCTCAGCACTCCTGTACAACGGATACACGCTCTTATCGAAAACCCACTTCGTTTTCTCGCTGTCCTTGCGAATCGCTGGCTTGTCGCAGTTATCACGGACAGAGTCCCATTGATGCACCGTCGACGCGGCCATGCCGAAGATGCGCACCATGTGACGATGTCGACCGGTCAGCCTGCGAATGGCAGGATCCACCAACATGGGATGCTGCGTGATGAACACCAGATCGATACCGAGGTGGCGATGCGTTTCCAAGTCGCTGACGTATTTCGGCGGCTGGCTGTTGATCGAGCGATTGCGGAAAATCCGCTGGCATTCATCGATGACGATGATCGCACCGGGAGGGCACTCCATCCACTTTTCAGGCTCGACCTCGATCCACCCTAGTTCATTCTTGCCCTTGTCTGTGAGCGGCACGCCGGAGTAATACACCGGTCGATTGTCTTTCTTCGCCCACGCACGAACATAAGCGATCGTGTACAGCGTTTTGCAATTCCCGGGAAGCCCGGTAATGAGTTCGATCATGGCTTCTTGAAGATCATTTTGGTTATCGACGTGCCCCCGGCGAGCTTGACTGCAATGGCAGCGCTGTACGCAGAGAACAGCACGCCGATTGCCTTGTCGACCCACAGCCAGCCCAAGAAGCTGAGGATGTCGGTATCCATCGAGGCGAAATTGCTGATGATCTGCGAATGCAGCCAGTCAATGCCGACATTGAACCCTTCATAGGTCACAAAACCGATTCCGAGAGCCAGCAAGATACGCCCCACCAGCGACGGCGCGATCATCAGGAAAGCGCCCCATAGAGCGCGAATCAGAACAGCCATATCAGCTCCTAAAAATCACACCAGACAGCATGCGAAACGACAGCAATAAAGACACCACCATGAGCGCATAGCGGAACACAAGTAGCGGCTGACAAGCCGAGGTAAAAGAGATGGTGATCGCGTGACCCTGAACACTGAATTGCTTGTCAGGGAAGCAGGAGCCGCCACCGAGCCAGCCGGACGAATCAAGCGAACTCGGCATCGTCACAGTAGGCGCATTGTTCACGGTCGGCAGCGTACCGGCAGCAGGATCGTTGCCATTAAGGACGCTGTTACCGAGGCCATACTCGGCACCGCCCTTCACGGCATCCTCGGCAGCTTTATCGTCGCAATTGCGCTTCGACTGATCGCGAAGGATCGCGCACTGGATCGCATCGCCAGTACATGACGTGGATTCGCAGGAGCCATCGACGGTCGAATTCTTACAAACGTTCAGTTCGGGATGCTGGACGCATAAATCATCCTTCGACGGATCAGGCGAAGCCGCACCTGCACCACCTGCAGCATTGTTGCCGGTCGTGACATCGGTTTTTGTTGTAACCGTGCCATCCGTACCGGTGGTCGTGGTGGTGGTTTTCGTCGTTACCGAACCATCAGGATTTTGTGATTGTGTCGTTTCTGTTTTCGTCGTGCTGCCGTCACTATTTGTGGTGGTCGTAGGCGGCGGCGTGGTGGTCGTGGTGGTCGGCGTTTTGGGCGACGTGCCGGAACCGGCGCAGATCGCACCGCCATCCGTGTCAGTACCGATATTGACCGTGCCAGCTGGACAGCTTTTGCCCTGCCCGACAGACGTAGGCGGAACCGGCTGCGGACTAGAATCAGCGGTCGGCGAGGCAGCGGAAGGCTCAGCAGACGAACCGGATGCGACAGCGCCTGTCTGTTTGAATCGGAAAGTGCAATACGTGGGCACTACGGCAGCAGTGTCAGCGCGATTCGACCAACAACGAATAACACTTTCGACCTCTACCGCACAGCCACCAATGGCAGTAGGAAACGGGCCACCTGGGTCAACCTCAGCGCCGGTAGCGTTATTTATCGTACCCCGTTGAAACGTCGAAGTGACTATCTGCCCAGCGGTGCAAGTGGGCGCAGGATCAGGGCACTGCTGGGCGGTAGGTTTTGACGTATCAGGAGCAGAGCCATCAGCACAGGCGGTCACAACACTACGCACAACGATGCTACCCGTAGTGACAGAGTCGCCGTACTGCGGACGGTTGTAGCCGCACACATATCGCGGATAACCGTACAGCGTCCCTGAGACAACCGCGCCGGTGTACTGATAGTTCGCCTGAAAAAACTGTTGCGAAGCCGTGCCGCGACAAGCCGCATCCGGACTGGAAAAATCAGGCGGGTTAGCACCATCATCATTCCACATATAGCTCGTCGTCGGCGCGGCAGCAATCGCTGCAGTACTCACGACGAACAAAAACAGCCAGATCAAATTTCTCATGGCGCGAAGAGGATCCAAAACGCCCCGCAGACAGCAATCAGCACGATAAAGCCCATAGCCCCCCCGTAAACGAAAGACGGGGCCGAAGCCCCGCCAGAACATCGCAGCGATTACAGCGCCGTGCGGATGTACTTGAACGCCTTGATGCCAACGATGACGACGATCACTGCAGCAGCAACAACACCTGCAGCTGTGCCTGCATCGGTCAACGCGGTCGTGACAGCAGTCGTATCGATTGCCGCGTTCGCAGACATGCCCACCATGCCAGCAGCCACGCCACCGGCAACCGCTGCTGCGTTCTTGGTGGAGCCGAACCATTTTTTTACGTGCTTCATTTGATGCCCTTTCGCCGGTTACAGGAATATGCGGAGCGCCAACCGGAGAACACGCGCCGCACGGAAAAGCTATTGCGGATCAGAGCCGCTGTCGCCGACACCAACAGCACCGATCAACTGCCTGAAGCCCCACGCCAAAGCCCACAATCCGGCGATGGCTCCGGAGATGACAAGCGCGTTATCGATGCTCATACCGGGCAAGGATGCCCAGGCAGTCTCACTGCCCGATTCAACGACATACGCACATGTGCCGTAATCGGTTTGCGTCGGATCGAGAACGAGCAGGTACGAGCCGTCAGGCTGTTGGACGGCGTTCGCGCAGATCATTGCGACACCTTGAGCAGTGCGTTAAAGAGCCGCACGAGAAGAAGCGACGCCGGAAAGCAGAGCATCAAGACGACCATCAGCAACGACCAATGCAGTTCCGGCGTCATGGCTTGACCTCTGTCACGAAATACCGCCCGTTGAGGATGAAAACAGCCGTGTCCACGGCGTCGCCAAGTTCATCAAAGCGCCCCGCTTCATGTAGCCACTGCGTATAGCCGACGTCGCCTTCGCACGGCATCAGGAACAGCCCCGACTCCGCGTCCTGCACGACGAAGGCAACGTCAGCGGCCATGCTACGCAGCCTGTTTCGGCAGGTTGAGCGGCTGCATCGAAACACAGATCGTTTTCACCGTCTTACCGTTCGTGATCTGTTCCAATTCGATCTCAGCCATCAGCGGAAACGGCAAATGCTTGAACTTGTTGAACTCATCGGAGAGGCCGAAGTTGTATTCAGCAACCGCGTAGCCCTTCTGCGTTCCTTTCGATTCATCGAGCCGGGTCTCGACGTAAATTTTCGTACTGTCGAACGGTTGACCGTTGTCCATCGAACCTTTAGACGCTTTCATTCCGAGTACTTTTGCTTTCATGATTGATGCTCCTTTTCGTAATGGCCTATGCGTGACAATTCGTTCCGTTCAGGCCGAATGACGGAACTGCCTTGATGAAATTAATGAAGTCAGGGATGACGGGAATCGTCATCGTTTCGTGAATCGGGAGCAGCCCGGTTGCTACGGTCGAGGTGAGCGATTTCAAGCGCTTGGGCCATGCTTGCTTATCGGGATTGCACACAAGGTCGAGCGCCTCTTTATCGCCGTACACGTCACGGAAAACACGGAGATATTTTCCAAACTGGTGACGCGTGGTGTCGATTGCCTTACCGATGACTACCTGAGCGGTTTTCTGTTTAATCTCAAGTCGCCGCACTGTTGGAAAGTGAGCGAATACAGAAAAACACGGATAGGCTCCGGCGAAATATTCAGACGGTCGGACAAGCATTTCCAAAGGAAGGATGCGATCCGAACTCTTAAACTCAACTTCAGCGCGGCACCAGCTAGACGTCGCGTCGCCTTCCTTCTTGCCCTTTTCATAGAATCGGCAGAACTTACCGCTAGTTCGCGTTCCAATGTAAAGCGTTCGTCCTGCGCCGCTTGGCCTATGCCAGTTACCAACGCATTCAATAGACGGTGCACGGCCTCCAGCGCGTGCGGTATATCCCCCGACAGACCATTGAGCCTCAGCCCAATCAACCGACAAGTATTTGCCCTCGATATCATCGTGAGCAAGATCGATTCGAGAAATTGACGGTCGGATGGCCGTGCGTGTGAGGAAATCATAGAGCCTCGCTTGCCATCCTTCGACAGCGTTAGTACAGCCTTGCCCGTTGAGCGTGATGAGCATCGTTGCGCGTTGACCGCCAAAGCAAACGAAGCCCATGTCATCGCCGAGCACCCACGATTCTTTGTAGAAGTTCATGCCGGTTTCACGCTTGGCGGTAATGCCGAAACCGAAGATTTTTTCAAGGTGACGTGATGCCTCGATCACAATCTCATCGTTCGAGATCATGTGTTCGCGAGCCGTGCGGAACCATGTGTCCTCGAGCACCGTGAAATTCAGCCAGTCGATGATGCAGACGTTTTCATTTGCTGGCCGCTTGAGCATATGAATCTTGACCTTGCCGCTGTCGGTCATGACAAGCTCTACACCGTCGACGGTTTCGCGTTCGCCGACCAAGTTTTCCCCCATGTTATTAATGGGGGAAAATTCAACCGCATCCGCTGCGCTCTCTGTGGGGTAACCCGCCTGCGGCGTCGGCGCGCTGCGCTTCACCGCCGACGCCGCAGGCGGCTTTCCAGCACCGTAGACCTGCGCCTTGATACTGCGGGCAACAGAAAGCAAACCATCCTTCGCATCTTGGTATGCTTGCGCGTCAGGCGATAAAGTTTTACTCATCAATCACACCGGAGAAAAAATGAAAATACTCATCGGCTTAGCTGTACTAGCGCTGATCGCAGTAGCACTGATCAAAGCCGCCGCGAAAGGCAACCACAAGAAAAATGACGACGAAGAGCGATATGCAGCAAAGCCACTCTTAACCAAGAACGAGAAGGATTGGTACAACACGATCAGAGCAGCGCTGCCGCATGCGCACGTGTTAGCGCAGGTAGCGCTAAACCAATTGGTGAAAGCTGAAGGGCCGAAGTGGCGATCAGCAAAAAACAAGATCGACCCGCGCAGCATTGATTTCGTAGTGATGAATGCGGAACTGGAAGTTTTGATGGCAATCGAAATCGATGATCGATCACACAAGCTAGAAAAACGACAGACCGACGACGCGAAGAAAAACAAAGCCTTGGACGACGCAGAAATCACACTGATACGCTTTCCGGCAACACCAGCTCTTCCGACTGAAGAAGTGAAGAAACGGATAGTCGACGCGTTAGCTGCCAAGGCGCGCAAAAAAGCGGACGTACAAGAATCGTCCCCTTCATGGATGAAGCAAAAACAGGTCTGAAGACTTGACACGGTTTACCTTTTAGCTGAGTTGCGCTAATGTGCATCTGTTAGCCATCGTTGACTTCGCCAAGTTAGGCTAACGAAGCGGAGATTAGTCTAACTTGGCTTACCTTGCTAATTGGAAATTACTATGACGTACGAAGAATTGATTAAGAAAGTGCTGAATGGGAAAAGCGTGAATGCACGAGCAAAGGAACTCGGCATGCCGCAAAAGACACTTGACAATTACGTGAGAGGAAAATCAGCACCGGGATGCGGCGTGACTATGATGCTTGCAGAAGTCGCTGGTGTACCGCTTGCGGAAGCAGTAGCAGCAGTAGCTGAACAAGAGAAGAAAGCGAGGCCAAATCACACTGCCACATTTCTCAGACCGGCAATGGCCTCTGTTCTGATGGCGATAGCCGTGATTGTCAATTTCTTTTTGACACCGCAAAACGCAGAAGCCGCGCCCCGCTTGGCTCTCAGCCCGATTGCGCAAGGGCAAGACTTTGTATTATGTAAAATCACGTCCTAAGTTGAGAATGTTCATCAATATTCGGTGGTCGCCTACAGCGTTCCCAGTTAAAGACCACGGTACATCTCAGGTAAAGATATCGGGAAATATAAGAACTACGATTTCTAGCCATTCCTGACGTAACCACTGCTAAGACAATCTAGCCATGTAGCAGCCGAATCGAGCGGCCAGCGACGACACGGTCGCCATCGTGAATGCCAGCAACGCGCATGGATATTCCGGCGACACGGAAAAAAAAACGTGGCGGCCTTGTTCCGCATCACGTAGGCGTTCAAGTCGCGGGATTCCTCCTCGCAGTCCGTCGCCGGCGACGGGAAGCCACATCCAAATACCTCCCCAAAAGAAATCAGATGATGTGGATTGCTTGGCTCATTTCTTTGCAAAATACACAAGAGTCAACATTTAATTTGTATTGTGTAGCGTTACGCAATACACTTCTTGATGTTTTCCGACAATTGCATCAATTTCGCATATCGAGGCTCTATGAATTCACCTGCAGACGTTCCGCATCCGGGAATAAGAATCAAAACAGAGATCATTCCAAAGCGGATGTCCGTTACCAAGGCGGCGGAGCTTCTGGGGGTCGGGCGCCCCGCCCTATCGAATTTGCTGAATGGCAAAGCGTCCTTGTCCGCAGATATGGCGGCTCGCTTAGAGAAAGCGTTTAACTATCCGCTCAAAGATTTGTTGGAAATGCAGTCAAGGTACGAAGCGGCTCAAGCCACGCAGAAAAGTGTGCCGGCTGATATTAAGACCTATGTGCCGCCATTCTTGGCGATTAAAGCCAACGATATCGAGAAATGGGTAACCAGTAATATTCGAGCTCGCTCCCGCTTGGCGGTTTTCCTACGCACTTTAGTGCACTCAACGGGGAATGGCCTCACCAAAGTGGACTTTCCCGGAAATGATGACGCCGAACGCCCTAGATGGGATGGTTTTGTAGAAGCGAAAAATGGAACACCTTGGGTGCCAGCCGGAAGCTCCGGTTGGGAATTTGGCACCAATGAAGATCCCAAGACAAAGGCAGATGGCGATTTTGAAAAGAGTGTGAAGGCATTCGGAAAAAAGGAACAAGAACGTAAGGAAACAACATTTGTCTTCGTGACTCCACGTCGATGGCCAGGAAAGCAAGCCTGGATTGCCGCCATGAGGGCAAAAAATCTTTGGCAAGATGTCCGTGCCTACGATTCGAGTGATCTTGAGCAGTGGCTCGAGCAGTCTCTACCTGCGCAAGCTTGGTTCGCTAACGAGACAAACGTCCCAGCGCAAAACGTTCGATCGCTTGACAAGTGTTGGACTGAATGGGCAGGCGTATCCGATCCGCCATTGACAGGTGCTCTGTTTACGTCCGCCATTGACGCCGCTAAGCGCACTGTTCACTCACGCCTTTCAAAACCTTCCAATGGGCCGATTCTAATCGCTGCAGATTCGACTCAAGAGGCGCTCGCATTTCTCTCGCACTTACTTAGTGAGCGCGGCGGTGATGAACTAGCTGAATATCGCGACCGGGTACTGGTATTCGACAAGCCTGGCGTATTTCCCAATTTGGCAATGGGGGCACAGACGTTTATTCCGGTCGCATTCACTCAAGAGGTCGAGCGAGAACTCGCGCCATATGCAAAGTCGATGCACTCGTTTGTCATTTACCCAAGGAACGCAGTATCGAACACGCCAGATATCGTATTGGAACCGGCTAGTAACGAGACCTTCAACAAGGCACTCGATGAGATGGGAAT